CTATTTTTATGCTCCAATCACTATCTGCGTTATACATATGTAGGCAGTAGTATGAGTTTTTGTAATATCTTACTTCTACTTCCATTATTTTCACATTTGCTTTTTCCATTCCACGAATTTACGTTGTCGTTTTCACATTTCCAATTTTTTTTATTATTATTTTCTTTTTTTATTTTCATTTATTGTTTGGGTGTGTCACGACCCTACGCCAGTCTTCTTTCAGCCTATTTCCTAACCAGCTTTTTGCTGGGGATGCTCGTCATCCTAGCTAAGCACTCTCTCATATCCAATATCCTGTGTTAATACCCCTCCGGAGGATTTGTATTTAGTCTTTTTGCCATTAGTATTTGCCTCCTTGCTATTTCATATTGTTCCCGGTTCCAGTCCTTTTCACCGTCACCGTATCCGAGTTTTTTATTTTTCTTTCTATAGTGTTCTAGGCTTCTCCAGTAGCCTTCCTCACCTTGGCTTATGTCAATTTTTTCTCCCATTATCCAACGTTCTTGTTTGTCTAGTTTTTGCAGCCATAGTTTTTCCCTTTCTTCCTCATTGTATATTTTGTTCCTCCAGTATATCGGCATTCCGATTTCGTGTCCTGTTCTTGTCAGGTATGTTTCTTTTGTTTTATCTCCTTGGTATTTATTCAGTCTGCTGTTGTATTGTTTTGTGTAGTTTCCTCCAATTCCTGCGCTTGTCAGTATTTGTGATTTATAGTATTTATGATCTGTGTCTAGTTTTGTTATGTATTTTACGATGTAGTTTACAGTTTGTGCATTTACGTAGTTTTTTTGTGTTGTTTCCGGTCTTGGCCATATCCATCCATACTCCCACTTTTCCCTGATTTTTGCGAAGCTTTCATTTGTCCATACTATTCCGTGTAGATGTATATTTTCTGTTCCTTTGTGTCCCAGTTCTGTAACCAGGAAGTGCCTTAATGATTTTTTATATTCCTTCCTCCAACGTTCTAGGAATAGTCTTACTGCTCTTATTGCTATTTGATTGTCAAGTTCATATCCTTCAAGATGTTTTAGTCCCGGCCAATTTTTGGTCGGTTCCATTTCGTATATTTTTTTTATGCTTTCATTACTAAGCGTAAGCGTTACCATTTTTCCATTCTTGTTTTCTTTGATGTCTTCCATTAGTCTTATTTGCCAGTCTCTGCTTTTACTGTGTCTGCATTCCATGCACTCTCCGCATTCTATTGGTACCCATATTACCCTTTCATCAGAAACGGGGGGAATATTCCCCCCGTTCTTTTTGTTGGCCTTGTACTTAGGATTTTTGATCAGCTTAGGATATAAGCACATTTACTGCATTTTTCGTTCATTACTCGGTGCTGCTGCTCCGTCTGCAATTCTTTGGATTGCTCCTCCTAGTGCGTTCATTACTCCCGGATGATTTGCCTGGTATTCAGCTGTGAATTGTTTGATTCTCGCTTCTTTGTACGCTATGCTTAATTGTGTCCACCCCTGCAGCAGTTTTTCTGCTATTGCCTTTGTTTCGGCTTCTTTATTGGCTGTTTCTGCTATTGTCAGGTTGTTTTTCAGCAGTTCTCCCAGTGCTTTTACTTTTACTCCATAGATCTCATATTCCATTGTTTCCGCTGTTATTTGGTTTGCGTTTTTCTTGGCTATGATTTCTTGCTCGTTTTTCTGTACCAGCTGTTCCCAGGCTTTCATTTGTTCGTTTATCGTTTGCCTGCTTACACTTGCCGCTATTTTCTTTATTTCTGAGTCTACTCTTGTATTTTCTTCCTGCGCTTTTTGTGCAGCTGTATTTGCTTGCAGGTTTTGGCCTTTTAGAGGCTGATTAGCGGCTTCCCCTGATATATTGGCTGTTTCTGCCTTCGTTTTCTCCGTTTGGGCCGCTAATAGCGCCATTTGCGCTCCCATGAGGCCCATACCTTGAGCTTCTCCACCGCCTTGCGGTGCTTTTCCCTGATCTACGTTTTCAGCTCCTTTTCCGGTTGTCATTCCTCCCTGTCCACCCATCCCGTATAGTAACCCTGGGTTTAGTCCTGCTTTTGCTAGTTCTTCCATTTGTGCCCCATAGTTTGTGTTCTTCCACATTTCCATTTGCTTTTTGTAGCTGTAGTCTGTCATTTCCTTGCTTCCCTTGATTCCAAGCTTCTGCAGCTTTTCTTGCTGCCTTAGCTGTCTTCTGTCGTTTTCATCAGCAAGTAGGAGTCCCATCCCGGTTCCCGCCACTTGGCCTGCTGTCTGCAGCATGAAGTTTTCTAGTCCTGGCATTTTTCGCGTCTTTTTTGTTTAAAAAGCGTCCACGTAATACTTGATAATATAGTATACGTGCGTACCACTTTGTGTTTAATTGATTTTCAGTTACTTATCTTAGTCGTTCGTATAGACTCGAGTTACTCGACTTTTGCGCCTTCTGCGCTGCTTTCTCCACCTGATTTTTGTTCGGCTTCCATGCCTTTTTTAGCCTTTTCTGCGATTGTATTCTCCCTCCGGGCTTTGTGGCTTCCTGACACTTTGTCCATTGCTTCTACTGCTATTTCAAACCGGTCTGTTCTTATGTCATATGCCGGGTTTACCCCTTCTTTTCTTTCTTGATAGATTATTGGTGCTCCGTCTGTGATTGGCTCCTTGTTATTTACTATCCGGTTTACCTTTTGTTCGATTGTTTCTCCCTGGTAGCTGCTGTTGACTTTAAGCGTAGTACTGTTTGCTTTGATTTTTTTGTACATGGTATTAGTTTTTTCCAGTCATTCCAATATAGTCTAACTGGTACTTGATAATATTGTTTTTCTATTTCCATTTTAAAATGAGCGTTTATATAGTATGCGCTCCCCACTTCCCGTACCCCTACAGGTTCGGCATTATTTTAGCCGACATTTTTCTCCTTACTGTCATATCCACTCCAATTTGCGCCCAGAAATTTTGTGCGTCCAGTGCTGTTTGTGCGAATATGAAGTTGAATTTGCTTGGATCGATATATGTTGTCAGATCCTCTATTCCTGTTGCTTCTGCTGAGTACCTTCTGTTCAGTGTCATGAACATTTCATTGTTTTTGATGGCGAAGTTTCCTCTCACTTGGTTTACATTTGTCATGTAGTTTATCCATGCCGGTTGTTTACCTGCGCTTTTTGTTACCCATTCTCCACCTGTATATTCTGTATCCCACCAGGCCATTTGTTCCGTAATCAGTTCTTGGAATCCGATCTCATCCAGTGCCGGCTTGTGTAGGTCATCCATAGTTTGTAGATGTACGTCCCATTTGTTTCCTTGGCTGTAGTCAATTCTTGGCGTTAAGCTGATTATTCCCATGATGTAGCTTGGTTCATCCACTTTACACACGATTGTTCCTCCTTTGTGTTTTTTTGCCATTATTCCTTTTCCGGCCAGTGTTCCCAGCGGTTGATTTCCTTCACCTGTGCTTTCACTTTGACTTACTACTTCCTGGAATACCAGCTCTTTTATCAGTCCTCCCATATACATCGGCGTTTCTGCTCCTTTGTATCTGCTATGTGTGTATACTGCATCTTGCCAATCGTCATACGTTCCACCACTTACGGCGATTCTGTTTAGCATGTCATACACTTTTTTGCTTAGGTTCAGTGTGTCAATTGTGAAGCTTCCTCCGCTTGTGTCTACTGCTGTGATCGCTGTTATTCCGTCCACCCCATCTATCCATTCTGTTTTTATCCAGTTGTTGAATAGGTCACTTTGGTATGTTTTTAGTGCTAGGCCTTCCTGACTGCTAAGTATTGTAGGTATATCGTTTGCGATTTGGTATACCCATTGATACGGCGGTATCTGTGTAACTGCTGTTGTGATGTTGAATTGATCATAACCTTGGTGAGCCAGTATTTTTGTTCTCATTACATCGATATTTTCCAGATCAAATGTTGCGATCGCTGGTGCTCCTACACCCAGGTCGTTTGCATTGATGTATCTCCAGAATTCGATTGTTCCCGCTCCATATCTGTCATAATCATATATTCCTTCGTATTCATCTGGGTTTACTTCTACTATTCCTGTACATAGGTCTTGGAATGATATTACTGACCCATTACCCATTTGGAACATGATTTGATTGAAGTTTATAGGGTTACCTGCTATAGCTGTTACTGTTATAGTTGTAAACCTTACCAGTATTGCATTTATGTTTCCTCCATTTTGTGGTATTGTCCAGGCTGTTGCACCTGTTTGTACTTCTATATCATTTACATTTTCCAGTAGTGCTGCTGCTGGTGTGTGTATTACTGCACCGATTTCTTCCTGTTTGTTTGCGTAGTAGTTTTTGTATATTTCCCAGTATGCCAGGAATGGTACTGCGTTGAATGTTCTTGTTTGTACTTCATCTGTTATTCCGAACCCCCTTATTCCCAGGTAGCTCATGATGCTACTAGGGTTTACCTGGGCGTTGTCTAAGTCTTCCACTGCTGTTCTGTCTGTAATTGGTGGTACTGTGAAGTTTATTCCCGGTAATTTGATTAGGCTCATGTTTCTTCCGATGTTCAGGCTGTTGTTGTGCAGATGGCTGTTGTATAGCCTTATTGGTACCTGGAATATGTCCAGTTGTACCTTGTAGCTTCCGAACAGTGGCCCGATTGTTGGGTGCGTTTTGATGTCACATCCCAGGTTGATATCGAATGTGTCCCCTGGTAGTGCCACTTCGCATAGGAACGGTACTAGAGTTCCTGCGCTCATTGTGCTTCTCCATACATAGCCCATGTCGTGTGTACTCCTGCTGTATCCATGGAGTTCGACTTTCATTTTGTTTCCTGACCCTAGCCGGTCACCGCCTAGTGTTTTTTTCATTTGCTTTTGATTTTGATTATTAATAGAGATAGGCCCATTGTGGGCCTATCCTTTATCCTTGTGGTATATTTTTTATTACTTCTTTTAGTTCTTCACCTGTTGCTGTACTCAGTTTTTGTCCTGTATTGAATCCTTCAACGTAGGCTTCTTTTAGCCCTTTTATTTCCGCTGCTTTTTCTCCCACTATTACTATCATTGTAGTTATTAGTTCCCACATATGATTTTGTGGCCATTCTCTTGCTTCTTTTTGTGTTTCGCAGTCTTCACTTACTTTGTAGTTTCCCATTGTCAGGTAGTGTTTTTCTTTTTCTCCTCTGAAGTCAC